TATCAAGAGAACGTGGAGTTTGTCTCAAAGCCGATTTCAAGTATTTGACTACTTCTGATTTCGGATATCTCTGACAAGCTTCACGGATTGTATCAATCTCACCTTTACGTGCCTTGTGTGACCAAAGAACATTAAAAGCAAGACTAGGATCAACATTAATTCTATTGCTCTGTACTCCTGAAGTACAGATCTGAGAGTTTATTGTGAACCAGGTCCTACTAATATAGTTCTTTCCAACACTAGGCATCAATCCCATAAGATTCGCTACGCGTTTCCATTTCTTGATATTCTTAAGACTATCACGAAAGGATATATCATCGCCATTAATTAAACAAGGAAGATCACAAAGATCTTCCCAGTTTATAGCGTGACCGTAAGTAGCAGCATTCGCTATACAAAGTATAGGAAATGATATTAAGGAACCCATTAATTGTCCATTCGTTTGCAGTATAGGATCTAATCCTGAACTCTTCGGATATTCAATGTAATGAGGTCCAGCCTCTCTTATGAGGTATGGTATGATTTCACTTGGAAGAACTTTAACAAGTTCACCAACGATACATTCCATAACATCACTATTGAGATTATCAGTTGCTGCACTATAGTCACCACTGACGAAGTAATAACCTGACGAAACTTTCTTAAAATTATTAAGAATACTTTGGCCTGATGTCAATCGGAAACATGGGAAATCTTTCAATGCTCTATGCATTGCCTTTTGTAATGGTTTGAGTATCCAATTTTGTGCTTCACCTTTTGTGATCATACGAACTTTAAGAGGTTCGGGGATCGCATGGGCTTTACATGTTGGAACAGTGTTTGGACATGGATCAAATTCATATCCGACGCTAAATTCAAATTCATTACCATTGACAATGGGCATGAAAGCTTTCTCGTATTTCTGATTATCAATCAATTCGAGACTACGAATACGTTCTTTGTAAGTCTTAATGGCATAATTAAAAATAATGTCAACGACTTTATTTGATGTACCTATAATACTTCTTTGACAAATTTCAGAATTATTAATTCTTTCAATTTGACTAATACGGTATAACTTAGTTACACGATTGTATTCCTCGAAACGAAAAGCTGGCTTATAGACACGACGATCTATAGCTTCATCGCAATTAATGTATTGTGACGAGCCGAACCTTTGATTAGATGAGAGGATAAGAAATTCAGAATTGAATTCTCGTCCTTTCTCTCTAAGGTCAGCCATCGGAACAATCCACTTTGCGTTTGAACACATTTGGATTAATTGTTTCGCATCTTCGGTACCATCACGTTCTGTGAAAATATCGTCAATTTGAGCAATTAATTGGTTTCGATAACCATCCCAGTGTTCACAAGCCATTGATCTAGAATATCTAGAATCAGCTTTCCGTATACCAAAGTAGCTGGAAAGTTTGCTAATCAACATTTCGG